TACAGTTTTCAACTCCGGGACATTCCTTTGCTTTTGTAAGTGCTTTGGTAAATTTTTCTACTGTCTTTTGAAATGACTTGACAAGATTCTCAAGGTCAAGTATGCGATTGTTTAAAGCAGTAATCTGTTCATCGTCGGTAGCTGATTTTTTATTCATCAATTGCTCCCACATGTTAACGATTTTAGTGGCATTATCAATTTCAGCCCCTTCAGCTTCCGCATTGGATTTCTTTGCCTCGGCTAGTGCTTTTTTACGTTGACTTTTTACCGTCAAGATATTGACTATCCATCCGCCTGCTAAAAATGTGCTCGATGCTATTGATCCGATTTCTACCGCTGTCATTTGTTTGTAAATCTATCAATAACCGTTAATACTGATTGACCACCGGTAAGGCTGGCAAACACATAAATAAGTGTATTATCAATTTGTCCACCCAGGGCTTTAATAGCAACCATAATAACAAGTATTAAGAATGAACCAATTGAAATGAAACGCTTATCATCCGCATCGTTTGAACTGCTAATCAGCTTTTTAATATATTCTCTCATGGCTGAAATTTAAAGGAGTTTAACCTGTTTATCCAACCGGCATGAAATGTCAATTGAGTATGATCATTCTTACAAATATCATCAAAGAAGTTTTTTCGGGCTATCCATATTTTCTTAAATACTACCGATGGATCACCGTTATTAATAGCAGTTAATGTATCATGACCAACCACACCATCCGGATTTAATCCTAATACTTGTTGTGGCTTTTTGATTCCCCATGTTCCGGAGTTCCAAACCCAATCTACCACTAAATTAGCAATCGACTGATTCTTGATTTGATCTGCTTGCCACAAATCCCAACGTTTTTGAAGTAATCCAACCACATCAGCATGATTAATCAAATTCAAGTCAGCAGCGTCAATATCACCATCACCATCTTTATCATAGCCCTGGCTTTTCCAAGTGGCTAAGGTTACGCCCATATTGGTCTGTTTACCTTTATCAGCAGAGTTGTTGACTTTTCCACCTTCTACGCGGAATTCTATTGGGACTAGAAAATCTATCTTTGCCATAATTCAAGTAATTCGTATAAATTCGTGATTATAGTATAAAAACCCCGCTACCGCTGACGATAGCGGGGTTTCACACACAGAAACAAAAACACAAAACTAAAATTGATTATGCGTTATCCTGGATAAGTCCGACTACGCCAAAACCATCAGCTCTACGGGTACGGCCACCGGCACGTTGTAAGAAACTGAATATATCACCGTAATATTGAGGGTTGCCCTGATCGTCGAACATCTGAGTGACACCCATTGAACGAGCGACTGCTGTTTTACTCCAGAACAAGCCATAAGCGGCAGAAGTGGTAGCGGCTGCTTTTTCACCTGATTCTATGTCAATAAAATCTTCCGGGTAATAAGTCAAGTCGACATTCGTCCATTTGAAATAATTCTTGTTGGTAACCTTGGTTAAAGTCGTATTACTGGCATTCAATGCTGTTGAACGTTCTGTAATTACAAATCCTTCCAACTTTCTCAACTCTCCGTTAATAGGATCATATACGGCTGAATAATCACGAGTAGTTGTTACCTTTAAATTCGAACATAATTGTCCAAACATTTCGGTATCCAGTACACAGAAACGATCACCTTTTGGAATGTTCCATTTATTAAACAGTGACTTGGCAGCAATAAAATCATCAATTGATATTGATTTTCTGTTTCCTGTTCCAATATGTGCAGGTACTGAACTACCGGTAGTTTTAATAAAGAATTGTGGTCTCCAATTATACATCATTGCTTCAGCTACGAATTGTTGCAGATAAGCCATATCTTCGCTCATACACGAGTCCATCTTATCATAACTTAATTCTGCTTTATCGATATTTGGTATAAATCGTGGATCAGTGGTAAATTCGTCCAACACATAGGTTACATCGATATCTTTACGCCGGGTAATGGTAGCAGGTAAATTTTTACGATTTCGTTTTACTCCGCTTACTCCGCCCGCCTGTGGTATATGAACTACACCCTGACCTATCACGTATTGACTTTCGTCGATAGAGTTGAGTAAAAACTCGTTATTTTTAAACAGGTTGCCTATAATATAGTCTACCCAGATTTCGGGAGTTACACCCGCCATGAATGACCCTACCGGTGCATTCTTTTTAATAAATGAGGTGCCAAATGCTACACCACCCGCTACAGCTCCAAAGGCTGTACCTATGCCCACGGCAAACAGAAGTGCCGTCAATAAACTGAGAATAAATTTTGTATGTTTCATATTGCTTTAAATAATTAGTCGATTTGTACTGCGGCAGCCATAGCAACGAAGGTTGCTCCGTCGAAAATAAATGATGCCGTTTTTGTTTTAGAAATTACACCGGCAATTGCCGGACCCGAGAATCCTGTTCCCAGGGTTACCGTTCGTGCAGTTGCATCGCTTTGTGCTTTGACAACCAATAAAGCTCCAATGGGAATATCGGCACCTACATTAAGGTCAAGTTCAGCATCAGCCGATAACTGACCTAAATCAATCACAGTTGTGGTACGTTCCACGTCGGCTTCTACAATTGCATCACCGGCAAGGATTTGTTTTTCCGAAGTTGGAAATACTACCTCTACTTTTGAATCGGCATCAGCCACAATTAACGGAGCCACAAAATTGTAACTCGAGTTATTATTCATGTTGATTGTTGTCATCTTTTTAGTCCTCCTTTAAATCCCGGTTAAACTTCGCTTTAAACAAATTTTTGAAATGCTCCTTGTTAGTTGCTTTCAAATTTTCCAACTTACCATTTTTGTGGTAGTCATCCCAACTCCATGTTTTTTCACCTTCAGGAATAGTTCCGTTACCTTCACCACCCAAATGGTTAGATATTCTAGTAACCTTTGGCATTGAACTAATTACTTTTTCAGTGCGTTCGTAGTTTTCTACAGCCATAGCGGTATACTCATTCCGTAAATCTTCACCGAATTTCTTATCGACAATAATAGCTGTGTCAATCAGGTTTTTTACTTTTGCCTGATTCATTACATTTACCTGATTTGTCAGGGTTTCAATTGTGGTTTTCTGCGTTCCGTTCTCAGTTTCCAATCGGGTAGCCCTGGCTGCCACATTTTGAATTCCGGTAAGAACAGCGGCTTCATCCGAATTCACATCCATATTTAAGATGGGTGCAACCTTTTTGTGATCCATTGTGTCTACTTTTTTAAAATTAAGTATTTGGTTTTGAAAATAATTATATATATCATTTGATTCAATTAAGCTGGCGGGTGGTTCTTCCATGCCATCTACCCCGTCTATAATTTTATCACATAATTTTGCAGCGATTGCATTCTCCGGAGTTAACCAGTGATCAGATCCATCCATATAAAGTTTTATGATAGCCGATGCTTCCACTTCACATCTAGTTGCCAGCATATTGACAATGTCCGTTTCAAACAGATCCATAATATCAGCATAGGCACGAACATCTTTTGAACTTCCGCAAACACATCCTGATGCTTTGTGCAGCATGATTTTACTGTATTTTGCCATGCAAACCGTATGTTTCGGATTTGTCATGATCTGAGCTGCCATACTGGCTGCTATTCCATCAACTATCCAGGTGACTGTAATATCACTTCGATTTAAATAATTCCATAGGGCTTGGCCCTGGGTTACTTCCCCACCATCAGAGTTTACATAAAAGGTAAAGTTTGTGCATCCGCTTTTTCGGCATCTCTCAAGTTCCGGGATTAAAATATTTGTGTCGATATCCATCCAACGGCCTATAATGCCATATAAATAGACTTCACAACAAGAGCCATTGAGCTGGTTTACTATTTCAGATACTTTTTTGGGCATAATTGCAGTAATTTGATTCGGATGCAAAAAAACGGGTAAAAACGCTGTAATCAAAAAAGTACTGCCATTTTGTCACTGATTTTTTTATTATCGGGTTTTATACGTCAATTTTGCAGTACAATTATAGAATGATATGGAAAATAAGAAAAGAAAAACCAAAGCTGAGCGTACCCAATTACACGATTATGCCAAGATGCTTTTTGTTGTCAATAAAATGACACAAAAAGAAATCAGCATTAAAACAGGTATGAGTGAAGTAACCGTCAGCAAGTGGGCTAACCTAGGAAAATGGGAGGAACTTCGAACAACTATATCAGTTACCCGGGAGGAACGAATGCGCTCAACTATTAATCAGCTTACCGACCTTGATAACCTGATTGCCGGTCGTGCTGTAAATTACCGTTTTCCATCAAAGGAAGAATCAGCAATCCGTCGCAGACTTACCGGTGATTTATCTGCACTCGAAGTAGAATGCAATCTGAAAGATGTAATTAATGTATCCATATTAATACTCGAATGGATCCGTCCATTCGACACAGCAAAAGCAAAAGTAATAAGCGATCTTTTTGATGCTTACATTAAAGATCAATTAAAATGAAACCGGGCGAAAGACATAGTTTAGATGTATGGCAGAATTACCGAAAATCATTATTATCGGACAGTGGTATTGAACCAGGGAAGTCGGAAGCGGATATACAAAAGCACCGACAATGGCTCGAAGAACATGATGATGAATGGTGCAAATTTTTCTTTCCAAAATACGCATCAGCTCCTTTCGCCTCGTTTCATCTTAAATTTTTAAACCGTATCATCCACAATCCTGAATGGTATGAAGTATTATCCTGGTCACGCGAATTGGGTAAAGATACAGTTACCATGTTTGGAGTACTTAAATTAGCACTTACCGGAAAAAAGAAATTTGTTGTTTTTACCTCTTCGAGTGAGGATGCAGCCTGTGACCTGTTGATGCCTTATATGATTAATCTTGAAAATAATCAGAGAATCATAGCCTACTACGGAACGCAAAAGAATTATGGCACCTGGGAGGAAGGTGATTTTACGACAACCTCAGGTGTCACGTTTATTGCACTTGGTAAGGGACAATCACCACGTGGAAAGAAAAATGAAGAAATACGTCCGGATGTTATCATTGCCTCCGATTTTGATACGGATGAAAGCGTGCGAAATGCTGAGATAGTAAAAAAAGACTTTGCATGGTTTGAATCGGCCCTTATACCAACGCGATCGATCAGCAAACCGTTACTGGTTCTTATTCTAGGTAATATTATTGCCAAAATATGTTGTGTAACATTGGCCGCATTGAAATCTGATCATCACGACATCATCAATATCAGGGATAAAAATGGTAAATCCACGTGGCCTGAAAAGAACACAGAAGAGATGATTGACCGGGTACTTTCAAAAATAAGTACCAAGGCAGCTCAACAGGAGTATTTTAATAACCCGCTTTCCGAGGGCGAAACATTCAAAGAAATAACCTGGGGTAAAGTGCCACCACTCGGAACGCTGAAATATGTGGTGGCCTATGCCGACCCTTCACCTTCCAACAAGGATAAGCAAAAAGCAGGGGGGAGCTTTAAGTCGGTATTCCTTATGAGTTTCAAGGAGGGAAAATATTATGTACATACCGGATTCCTTGAACAGGTACCAAACGCTCAATTTGTAGAGTGGTTTTATGCTATTCGTGATTATGTGAATGGTAAAACGCAGGTTTACAATTATGTTGAAAATAACACCCTACAGGATCCTTTCTATGAACAGGTATTTATTCCACTCTTTGCATCAATTGGTAAAGAAAAGGGTCAAATAGGCATTATCCCGGATCCACGTAAAAAACCGGATAAATTTGTCCGTATCGAGGGGAACCTTGAACCGATCAACAGGAACGGTCAACTGATATTCAATATTGATGAAAGGGATAATCCAAACATGCTTCGACTTGAGGAACAATTCCTTTTAATTAATCCGCAAATGAAATCACCTTCCGACGGACCCGATTGCATAGAGGGAGGTAAATTTATCCTGGATCAAAAACGTGTACAACTATCCGAAGGTGCTATTGTCATGCATCGCCGGCCAATAAATAAACGCAGAGTATAAACACACTAAACAAAACCAAAGTATGATTATCACATTTTTTAAAAGACTATTTCGCTACTGGGCTGTAAAAGATGCCGTCAATGAAGCTAACCGCTGGAAAGAGGTAACAAAGAAACAAATGTTTGTCATTCAAATTTATGGCAAAATAAGGGTTTATGACCGTCAGAGAATAAATGCCCTGATTGATGCCGGTGCATTAGACAGAAAATTAAATCATGAGGATGATTTGAAAAAGTTTTGTATTTATCATACTAAGTAATTGTAAATGACTATGTATTTTACAGAGGACGATTTAAAACGGGGTATTTATCCCGAGGTGTTACAGGTTCTCACCCGGGTGAGTGATAATGTCTCTACTGCCATTGACGAAGCA